CTCATTCCTTATGGGTGAAACGAAGGAACAAAAGAAAGTATCAACGAAAGTATCATGCAAAACATATCTCATCAAACAAGCAGGTGGATATGGCGGCTTTATCAGAGCCTATAAAAGAAACCCCTTTGAAACCTCAGAAAGACAAGCCAAAGGGATTTATTCAAAAAAGTTTGGCAGGAATAAAGAATGTTTTTGTGGATCAGAAAGAAAATTCAAAAAGTGTTGTTTAAATAAATGAATAATGGTTGGATAAAACTACACAGACAAACACTTGATAACCCTGTGGTAATGAAGTCACCAGATCACTTAGCTGTTTGGATGTGGCTACTATTAAATGCTACTCATTCAGATTATGATATAGACTATGAAGGTAAACGTATCACATTAAAAGCAGGTCAATTAACAACAGGTAGAAAGTATATATCTAAAGAGTTAAAGATCAATGAGAGTAAAATACAACGAATTTTAAAAACCTTTGAAATCGAACAACAAATTAAACAGCAAACAAGTCCCCGATGTCGTTTAATATCAATAGTTAAGTGGTCAGACTACCAGATAAGTGAACAACAAAGTGAACAACAAGTGAACAACAACCGAACACTAAACAATAAGGATAAGAATAATAAGAATAACTATAATCTAGAATTTGATGAAATCTGGAAACTATATCCTGTTAAGAAAAACAAACACATATCATTCCTTAAATACAAAAAAGCATTAAAAGATAAATCACATGATCAATTAAAAACCATTCTGCAAACTCATATTAGTTCATGGGTTGGTAAGGAAAAGCAATATCTACCACACCTATCAACATGGCTTAATCAAAAGCGTTATTTAGATGAGATCACAAAAGAGGACAATCAACCTCTTGAAAAAACAAAGAAACACAAATATGAGTGTTATAAGTGTGAGGATAAGATCACCTTAGATAAGGAGATAGATTCAGTAGATAGGTATCACAAGGGATGTGGGGGTGAGTATGAGGTACAGGGTAGTGTGTTGCTACAAAATCGGAAGGGCATTGTTAAACCGCCACCCATAAAAACAGAGCAACAAAAAGAAATAGAAAACTTAACTAAAATGGTAGCGGAAGGGTTTAAGGCATGAATTTATTTAAAGATCAAGTAGTAATAAGTGAGAGAATTGCAGGTAAAAAGAAACATAATCCACTTAAAAAGTCAGATACTAAACTATTTGTATGTCCTAAGTGTAGGCAGGTCTGGGAGATTGTAAGAAAAACAAACGGAACAAGAAGATTAGTAACCTATACCCATATACCTAGATATGGAAAGAAAAGAGAAATATGTAGGGGGTGCAAATGAAAATAATATCATTAGGGTTAGGTGTTCAAAGTACAGCTTTATACATGATGAGTAGTTTAGGAAGAATAGATAGGGCAGATCATGCTATTTTTGCTGATCCTGGAGCAGAATTACCTCAGACATATCAAATATTAGAATATTTAACAGATTGGGCAAAATATAATGATGGTATTCCTATCCATGTGACAGACGAAAGAAATCTATATAAGGATTTATTAAATCAGAAAAAAGGTAAAAGGTTAGCATCAATACCTGCATTTACTGAAAATGGTGGAATGATACGAAGACAATGCACAGGCGAGTATAAAATACAACCTGTCATTAAAAAAACAAGAGAGTTACATGGTTTGAAACCAAGACAGCGTATGCCAATGACAGAGATGTGGCTAGGTATATCAATGGATGAAATAGAAAGAGCAAAAATTTCTCAATTACCAAGAGTTACTTATCATTACCCATTAATAGATCAAAGGATGGATCGTGCAGACTGTATAAGATTTTTTAAAGAAAAGAATTTTCCTGTACCCCCTAAATCAAGTTGTGTTTTTTGTCCATATCATAGTAATAAGAATTGGAAAGACATAAAGGATAATCACCCAAAAGAGTGGAAAAAAGCTGTTAAGGTTGATAATGCAATTCGTGATAGTAGCCAGAGGGGTTTAAAAGAACCGATCTATCTACACAGAACTTGTATCCCATTAGAGAGAGTTCAATTTGCAGATCAATTAGAAATGTTTATGTGTGAAGAAGGATTTTGTGGCTTATGATTATACTAAACTTATATGAGATCATCATTAACCTATTAGCTTTATCTACATCATTGGTATTGATACCGATAGGGATATTCTTGTGGATATTTTTAGGAACATTTATCTACACAACAATTAAAGACTATTTAAGACAAAAATGATAATATCTATAACTACCTTCTATAAAAGGGTGCAGATATGCAAAAAGAGGGTTTTTAAGGTATTTTAGAGCGAAATATAGAGGAGAAGGGTGTTACATAAGTACTTCATTTTATTAGGTTTAAAATTATTTTAAATTATTTTTAATATGTTTTGCAATTTTTGGAATAATTAAAGCATAAATGAGTGATCAATTTATAAGAATATATTATGTGGAAATGCCTAGCAATCTAAAAGGAAAGTGGTTTTATGATAGGTCTGATGCTATTTTTTTTGCACAGCTTTTATATAACACAAAACATATATCTATGAATCATCCACCACTATGGGAGCATATTATAGATTTAAATGCTAAAGCAATTTGTGAATTTTTAAATAAACAGGAGTGATTAATGGATCAAGAAATAAAAGAATTGCTAAAAGAGGTAAGTGATTTATTATCTGAGCAAGGACATTTTAAACTAATAGATTTAAAAAGAGTTGAAGAAATCAATTCCAAAATAAAAGAATTGGTGTAAAAACCAATATGTCACTTTTGACAATGAAAATAATAAATAACTAGGGTGTTAAGCCCAAAGAACGTTTTCATGTTAAAGCGACTGATAAATGAGTCTAGTGGGTAGATTGGCGTTTATTCACTAGACAAACCTTTTTTCCACATACTAAAGGTAATCAATGAACAAAGTAGAACCATGCGAGATGTGCGGCAGATACGATGGAGACATGAAAGAGAAATGGCAGGTAAGAAAATTAGAGGTAGATAAAATGAATCTCTTACTAGCAGGTATCTTATTCGCACAAAACGCAACATCAAGACAAATAGAACTATTTATGGCTAAATACTATATAGGTAGAGAATCATATTCAGACATAGGTAGGGATTTTGGCATTAGTAAACAAGCTGTTGCTAAAGCAATAGATAGATCATGTGACATAATAACTGAGATAATAAACAAATTAAGTGGTTGACGATTTTGATGCTTTTTTAAGTATCTAGGTTGACATTTAAAAACTTTTTTATATTTTTTAACTCTAGTAATAATAGAGTTTATAGTAACCCCCTACTTTAAAACACCCTCAAAAATACCCCAAAATTAGTTGACTTTTCTTGGTATATATAGAGGCTCTAGTGTGCCTCACTCGCTATTAAGTAATAGAATAAGACACTTTTGGTGCAAGAGGGCGATAGACAGGAAACACTATTATACAGTTGTAGCTACAGCTTTTTAAATATGGAAGATACAGGAGTCACACTTAATGTTGAGTTAGTAGGCATCAAGAACCTAAAGACCACTCATAATTGGCGATTAGAGTTTGATGTTTACGAAATAGACTCAGATAATGTGAAGAATATAATGGATAAGCTGAATAAATCTTTAGTAATGGCATTGGTAGAGTATGAGTAAAGAAATGGAGGTTAAAAGGAGGGCAAACGGACAATTTAAAGAGTCTGGCAATCCTAAAACTCAATTTAAAAAGGGTGATATACCTAACCCAAATGGCAGGAATGGTGCTTTAGCTGATATTATAAATAAAGTATTTGATGAAGAAGTAGATGAAAAGACCAAGAAAGAATTAATGATACGAAAAGTATATCGTATGGCTATGAATGGCAGTTTAGGGGCTGTCACCTATCTTAGTGATCGTACAGAGGGTAAAGCTAAAGAAACCAAAGAGATCACTCATAAGGACACCCTCATCATTGAGTGAGTCAATTCAGAATACAGAGAAAGAATTTCCTACCACATCAGTTACGATGGTGGGATTTACAAACATTTTACAAAGTTCTCATAGGTGGCTACGGAAGTGGGAAAACTTATATAGGGGCATTACGATCAATATATCTGAGTTATATAAATGCTCCACATCCTGGGATGTATGTGAGTCCATCACATGGACTTTCACAGAGAACAATAGTCATAACCTTAAAGGACATACTTAATCGCACAGGAATAGACTACACCTACAACCAGATGAAGGGTGAGTTTCATATCCATAATTGGGATGGACATATTTGGTTGGGATCGGGTGATAAGCCAGATTCATTAAAGGGTAGCAATTTGTCTTGGAGCGGCATAGATGAACCATTTATACAAAAGAAGGAAGTGTTTGATCAGATGATAGCTAGGGTAAGACACCCAGAGGCATCTCACATGGAGATATTCTTAACAGGCACACCAGAGCAACTTAATTGGGGATATGAGTTGTCTAATCGTACTGATATAGATGTTGGTATCGTTATTGGATCAACTCTAGAGAATACACACCTACCAGATGAATATAAACAAAACCTCTTAACAGCTTACTCAGATGATGAGATAAAAGCCTATGTACATGGGCAGTTTGTTAATCTAACGCAGGGCAGAGTATATAAAGACTTTGATCGCAATAAACACATTACTAAGAGATCAGATATTAAAGACCTCCCTGTTATTATTATGCAAGATTACAATGTTGATTATGCCTCGGCTTTAGCGGCATATCTTGGTAATGGTTGGATTCATGTATTTAAAGAGTATCGAATGAGCAATGTAAATACTTATGATATGGCAGAGATAATAAAAAAAGACTTTCCTAATTGTGATCTATATTGTGATGCAAGTGGTAACTCTAGAAAGAGTTCAGCAACCCAGAGTGATCATCAGATCATGCAAAGTTTTGGGTTTAAAGTTAAAGCACCTAGAAAGAACCCTGCTGTCAGGGATAGGGTTGCTAGTGTTAATAAGCTGATACGCTCTGGAAATTTTAGTGTAGATAATTGCCCTAATCTAGTAATGGATTTAGAGCAAAATACTTGGAGGCTTGGGGATATAGATAAAAGAGATATGAAACAGACACATTTATCTGATGCTCTTGGGTATGGGATCAATTTTTTATTTCCTATCCGCAAGAAAACAATGGCTAGTAAATCATGGTAGAGTTCTTGCTAGGTATTGTAGTGGGCATTGTTACCATGTTCATCTTCTTGAATTGGTATGGCAAGAAATTAGAATTAAGAGATAAAGAACAAGTAGGGGAAGTAATACAGGAATTTGTAAAGGCAAATGAATATGCTATATCCTAATGGGTGAGACAGTAGTTATATCACAAGGTTCTAAAATGCAACAGGTTGTAGTAAAGACCATTGTTAAGGGGAAGAAGAACAGGAAGGGTAAGCCATATCAAATGTCTACAACCAAGCATATTAAAAAAAAGAATAAATAATGGAATTTCACGATAAGATAATGCTCCCCGATCTAGGCAAAGAGGCAGTAATGACCTCTATTAAGAACGCTGAAGATCAAATGGCAAGAAAAGAAGTAGCTGAGAAACAAACAGCTTTAGACTTCTATTACAACAGAAACTTAGATACGCACCTAGAACAATGGTTTCCGGGTACAACATTAAATCAGATACCTCCCTTTGGGATGAGGGTAGTACCTCGATTTGCTCGTAGCAGAATGATGCTATATAAACAACCCCCTGTAAGATTAATCAATGGGATGGAAGAAGTATCAGAGGATTACTTAGCACAGGCTCATCACTTAGATTCTAAGATAAGAGAGTTTAGTGAAATAGGTTGGCTATTAGGTAAGTGCCACATCAGAAGTAAGTACAATGAAAAGAAACAACGATTAGAGTATGACATACTGCCTCATGTTAAAGAATATTACTTAAACAATGGTGAGACTGATCCTTATGGTGTTAGTTATGAGATAGCCAAAGATGCTAGGGGGAATAGGCAGTTTGTATTCTGGTCTGAGGCTAGAGATGGTGAGCAGGGGATGCACTTCATCTTTACAATGAATGGCAAGATAAGACCTGTAGGGGACAACTTAGACATGATTAACCCTTATCAAATTTTACCGATCTCTAAGATACAATTTCAATCTGATTCAATGGATGTGGCGAGAGCGGCACTTCAAGTAAGTATAGCCATGACAGAGATAGCACTAGCAACCAGATACGCACTTGGTCAGCCTGTAATCACAGGGATAGATACAGAGATACCAAATTTAAAAGGTGGCATTGAGCGAGTCCTTGTTCTTCCAGAAGGCGGTTCTTTTAACTACATATCGCCTAACTCTGGTTCAATAAGAGACATGATTGAGGCTGTTAAGATGATGGTCAATCAAGTAGGTCAGAACCATTCATTAGCAATCAGATGGGGTGAAGGCGGCACACCTCCAAGTGGTGAGGCATTAAAGATATTATCAATGGAGAACCTAGAATCAAGAGAGTCCGATATTCCTCTATTTAAAGAATGGGAGCATTCCAGATATGAAATAGATAGGACTATCTTACAAGTACATCAAGGTAAGAACTTATCCGAGTCTTATGCAGTTGATTTTGAAGAGGCAGGATTCCCAACTACATGGGCAGAAGAAAAAGATAGGTTGCAGTTTATGATGGACAACAATCTTATGTCTCGTAAAGAATTAATCAGATACTTCAATCCAGACATTTTAGAAGATGAACTAGAAAAGAAAATGGGTGAACTTCAAGAAGAAGAGCAACCAGAGCAACCATCTAACCCATTACTAGCGGCACTACAAAATGGCTAACGCACCAGATCAATTTGCCAAAGCAATCGAAAGAGTCCAGAGGGAACTCGTTGCACAGGTCTTTGATCTTAAAGGGCAGGGATTAAGTAAGGATGAGATACTCTTAGTGTTGCAGTCATTAGACATGGAAGATATTATCTTAAACAAACTCAATCTACAGACAGACATAGACAGGCTAATGCTAGAATATCAATCAGTTCTTAAAGGCATGGAGATGACAGGTGCGGTAACAGGTGAGGCTTTAAATGCTTTAGTACAGATGGATAGAGTGACCTTTATGAAACAAGCAGGGATGATGGGGGAAACCATTAAGAAAGAAGTAGCTAGGGGAATATTAGCTAATGCTACTGAGAAACAAATAGCTGAAGGCATTTTAAAGGGTGCAGGTGGTGTTCTAAGAGCAGACCAAGCACAAACCCTAGCCAATACAGCACTCAATACATTTGAGAGAAATGTAACAGTTCAGATGGCAGAGTTCGATCCTGAGAACGCTAAATATGTGTATCTAGGTGTGATAGATAATAAGACCAGAGATATATGTTTAGAGATGGCAAGTGCAGGAGCATTAACAAGAGATGAAATAGACTCAGCTTACTCTGGTGCATTTAGTGATGGTGGTGGGTTTAATTGTAGGCATAGATGGGCAAGACAGACTTCCAACTCATCTAAACTTATCAACCCATCTAAAGCAAAAGATTTCATAGGAAGTAAAAAGAATTTCAGACCTGTAACAGCAAGAGGTGAGGCAGTTGGGTAATCTAACAAAGATACCAGAATTTGATAAAGCATTCTGGAAACATATTGGTGATGAGATATGTGATGAGATCAGAGTACAAACGCAGGTCAATAGTAAGGATGTACATAATACAAAATTTAAAGCATATAGTAGAGGATATGCAGAACGTAAGCCAAAGATCAGAAGGGGTAGTGGTAGTGGTAGTAAGGTCAATCTCACATTGACAGGGGATATGATGAGAAACCTACAGACCAGAGGATTCAATAAGGATAGTGTGACTATAGGGTGGAATGGTGTAGATGCTGAGAAAGTACAAAAAAATGAAAAGATGGGTAGAGCAGTCACTACTAAATCCAGACCATTATCTAAAGGCTCATTGAGGCTGATCGAGGTACAAACAAACAAAAGAATTAAGAGAAACGCAGACAAAGAAACTGCAAAGCCAATCAACTTTAAGATAGGCAAATGATCTTACTAACTCAATCAAGAGGTTAAAATGGAAAACGAAACAGTCAAAGAAGTCCAAGACGTTAAAGAGGACACCACTACTGCAAGTGAAGAAAAGCAGATCGTCAACTCAGTTCCTTATGCACGATTTAATGAACTTGTTGCCGAAAAGAATGAACTCAAGACTCAGCTAGATTCTATTAATAAACAGATGAAAGCAGATTCTGAGGCTACCAAACTCAAGCAGATGGAAGATAAAGGGGAGTATGACAAGATCATGTCAGATATGAACCAGAAACTTGAGGTAGCTGAGAAGAAGGCAACTGCGTTTGATGAATATCAGACCAATCGGAGGGATTCGTTATTATCCAAGTTGCCAGAAGATGATCGTGCAGTTTATAGTGGACTATCTCTAGATAATCTAGAAGTCCATGTTGATAAAGTTATTACTAACCCCAAGCCTAAACAGGTAGATAATTCTATTCCTGGCACTAAGATGGGTTATAGTTCGATGGAGGAGTGGGCACATACCGATCCTGATGGATACGAGAAAGCCAACAACCCCCAGACTTCAGGAAGTATTAAAGTAGCATATAGTGGCGAGTGACAGACTAAAAGAGTATCTCGATCCGAACAATGACATTACTACGAAAGTGGTAGATGGTGGTTCTGATGCTGAATGTACTTATAAAGGTAGGTCAGTTAGCTATGATGATGTGATTGATATTTATGAAGAACGAGCAACCAATCTTGGTAAAGGAAAACCCCATACCCCTAAAAAGTATTTTGGTGGATGGGGAGAAGGTACGCTGAATAAGGCTTGGAAAAATAAGGAGTCATAAAAAATGGCTGAAACAGATACAGGGGTAGCGGTCGGTGGTCTAGGTAAGATCGTCGGTGATGCCGTTATAGCCTTTAATCATACAAATGTAATGTACCCTTTAGTCACAGCAAAACAAACTGTGAAGGGTGCAATAACAGTTCAATTTCCAGACTATACAAAAGTAGCATCTAGTTCAGTAGGTGCGGCTACAGATGGTTCGGATTATTCATCAGTAACCTCAATCACTACAGCCGCTAGAAGTGCGACTATCTCTGAGCATGTTATCAGAGCAGACGTAACCGATTTGGCAGTAATGGGTAATGCAGAGGATTTGACAGGTAACGTAGGTAAAATTCTCGGAAATGCAGTT